AGTTACATCCCACCAAACAGCAACGCTGTCGGTGTTGAATCAGTTGTAATAGTGGCCCACGAAGCGGTAGTTCCATTTGTGGTCAAGAATTTTCCAGAGTTACCAGATTGACTAGGTAGAGCATCTATTGTTACCCAAGATGGAATACCAGATGCCACTGTGAGCACCTGCCCGCTACTACCAATTCCTAACCTTGCTGGTGTAGAAGCGGATGATGCATAATAAATATCACCAGTTGTAGTCAATGTACTTTTATCTGTTTTGGTTGTTAAGTCTACGGTTCCCCAGGATGATGTGGTTCCATCGGTGGTCAGGAACTTGCCAGAGTTACCAGTCTGGCTAGGCACCACGTACTGGGTAGAGTCAGTAGCAACTAGGGTCTTGTTGGATGGAATCGAGGTTCCATTGACGCTGGTAGCAGTAGCCACACCCAATGTTGGAGTTACTAATGTTGGGCTAGTATCTACTACAAATTTAGTTCCAGTACCAGTCTGAGAGGCTATAGCAGTAGCATTACCTACAGATGTAATAGGACCAGTCAGGTTGCTTGGGGAGACAAGTACCGTATCTACATAGTTCTTGGTAGCAGCATCAGCACTAACTTGTGGAGTGCCAAGGCCAGTAATCTTGTAGGCTCCCATTTCGATGGCACCAGTCATTGTTCCGCCAGATTTGTTTAACTTAGTAGCCAAAGAGTTGGTTACCGTAGTTGAGAAAGATGCGTCATTGCCAAGTGCAGCAGCCAACTCGTTTAGAGTATCAAGAGCGCCAGGTGCTGAGGCAATCAGGTCGGTGATTTCTGTCTGGACGTATGCTGTTGTAGCAATCTGTGTGGTGTTGGTGTTCGCAGCAGCAGTAGGGGCAGTTGGCGTACCAGTCAGGGCAGGGCTAGCCAGGGGAGCATAGGTGCTAGCTGCCGTGGATATGGCTAACTTAGAATCTATCTGGGTCTGGATGGCAGAGGTGACTCCAGCAAGGTATCCAATTTCTGTAGTAGACACCGTAGATGAAGGGGAAATCTTGGTCCAGTCGATTGCAGCAGCGGCATTTATATCAGCATTGACGATAGAGTTGGTAAGGTTCAATTTGCCGTAGGCTACCTGAGCCGAAGAGTTGACATCCGCATTAACGATTGTGCCATCTGCTATCTTGGCGGAGGTTATAGCGCCATCCGCTATGTCGCCAGTAGCGATAGTGCCGTCAGCGATTTTGGCTGAGGTAATTGCGCTGTCAGCGATATCCCCCGTTGCGATGGTTCCATCTGCAATCATAGTGCTGGTAATGACACCAGAGCCAAGAGTACCGCCACCAGCAGCATTGCTATGGTCGTGGGTTGCGTTTGTGAAAGAGGCAATGGTTGGAGTGGTTAGAGTCTTATCGCTCAGCGTTTGCGTTCCACCAGTACCAACTATGGTTCCAGTAACACCGTGTGCTGATGTGGCAGCCTCATGGCTGCGTGATTCCGCAAAGTCACGAGCGGATACACCATGCTCAACTGCTGCACCTATAGAGTGTGACTTTGCGGATGTACCATCAACAGCGCGTGTTGCGGTAAAGGTAGTGCCGACTTTTGTTGTTACCTCTATAATTTCTTCGTTAGCGGTATCTTTTTCAAGAATTAATGTAAATGGATACTGCGATGGTAACCCTGTAGCAGCAGTTAAAGAGAAGCTTGTGCTGGTCGTGCTAGAATCAACTGCGCTAGATAATGTGGTCTTAGCAGCAGTCGAGCTGTAATAGCGTGTAATTGACGGCATTTATTACCTCGTATACTGGATAGTGTTTAGGAATCTTGCTTGTTGTTTTGAAATTTCTTCCGCCAAGCGAACGGTATAAAGATTAAATATGTATTTAGTTATGGCTGTAGAAGCACCAGTCTGAACTGGTTGGTCCATGACATCGGCAGATACCGAATACGCTATAACTTTTCCAGGGTCTACTGTGGATAGTAAGCGATACATAGCGCCAAGACGTACTACATCTTCGCAGGATACAGGTAAACCGCTAACAGTCAATTCTTGACTCTCTGTAATCACGATTGGAGGCTTTACGTATTGAACATTAACTGTACGACCAGGCATGGGCGATTCGTTAAGAATCAAAGCTGTTTTTATAGATGCCGTATCAGCGTCATAATAGTTTTTATCAATTCTGTAGCGTTTAATCATTTGCCATACACCAGTTGAATCTGGAACATCCCACGAAATACCAACAATACTTTTTAACGTGTCTGGCATTATGTATGAGTAATCAGCCCCAGTAAACGTGAATGTATAATTTGCGATGCAAGGAAAATCCATACCTTTTATTGTTTCAAGGATGGCTCGCTTAACTTGAGTACGTGGAAAGGTTGGGTTGTTTCTTACTATCGAGCCACTTACATGCTGTGCTGCTGAAGTGCCACGCCACCCACGACCAATAGGATTAGCAGTACTTCCTAGTGCTTGAACAGTGCCTGTCGTTGGGAATACTTTTTTAATATATATAAGCTCATCTTCGATTTCAACAATACCTCTACTCAATGCTGTAGTGTCATCTACTGACATCGTTAAATCACCAGCGGTTGCTAAACTTGTTATTACGGTTACTGACTCTTGGTTTCGTACATAAGTATTAATTTCGCCAAGCGTCTGCTCAATCAGTTCTTTTAACATTGCCATTACGCTTGTGCTGCCCTTCCAATAAGGTCAGATGTCCTGACCGCTTTTTGAATATCTTTCATCTTTGTCGATGCAGGCTGGATGCCTTGTTTGCGAGCGTCACGATAAGCACTTAGCTCCTTATCGGTTGTCTTAATTGAATATGCAATTGGTTCATTACTAATAGCAATGCTTGCTGCACGTAAACAATCACCCCAAGACTCATGGTCTTTGGTGGGGCATCCAGTTCTACACTGTGACAATGTATTCTCCATATCCAGCAGCAGTAAGCTCTGTAGCTTCTGCTTCTGTAATTGGGTTTTCGTAACCTCCACGTAACACCTTGTCATAGGAAGATAGGGCGCTATCTTGTGGAGAAACAATTGTTGACCAAATTCCATTCTTTTTTACTACAGTTTTAGCCCATGGATATGAAACAAACCAAAGGTCGTTATCCATTCCCAATTTAATTTTCATAGATGGCCCGCGAAAAATTTTAGGCATGAAATTACCTTACTTCTTCTTTATCTTAGGTTTCTTTACTGCCATCCTCTTGCCTACTTTTTTAGCTTCGGCTTTAGCCATGGCTATACCTTTTGCAGTGTATGGAAATTCTTTCTTTCCTACTTTTGGCATTATTCTTCATCCTTTTCTATAGAATCTGGTGCTTCTAGTTCAAAATCTGGAAGGTGGCGAAGCATCAATTCCCACGCCTCGCCTTCTGTAAATCCCGCCTGAGCAAAAGAGTTATATAGCTCATGCGCCCGATGTGCATACTCCTGCAACGGTGTAAAAAAATCTAACAGTAGTTCTTCAGTCTTTTTATTTTCAGCCATATCTCCCCCTATGTGAAGAGGGGTGGTTACCCACCCCTCTTATTTTTTAAACTACGCAGCGATACTTGATTTCGTCTGAATGACATAGCGAGATTCTTTACGGAAGATATTCCAACCGATAAGAGCCTTCCAGCCAGCAGGACGGAACCGCATCAACTTGTCAGTTACAGGACCAATAACTGTCTTTGGCTCGTAAGAAACAGCCTCAAGAAGAGCCTGCTTGCCAAGTAGGACAGTTGCGTATACCTTGTTTGCACCAGTGCCAGAGATTGACTCGCAGCGTGGAGACTCGATATAACGAACCTGGTCATAGATACCAATTTCACCGTTCCAAAGATTGGCAACGCCAGCCTCTGTGTAGGTGTGGGGTAACTGCCAAACAGCAGAACCAGAGGTCTGAGCTTCAGAACGAAGGTCGAAAGACACATCTGGGTGGATAAGTGCTGTATAGAGTCCACCATCGCGTGGTTGTACGTTTGCGCCACGGAGTCTTGCAACACCTTTACGTGCAAGTGCAGCGGTCATTGTGTTGGCAGAGGCCGCAGATACGTTTTCACCGTTGATGGTTGTTTCGTTAGCAGCAGTTGTTCCCGTAAAACGCATTGTTGCGAGTGATGTCAACTTGCTCCATACTATCGAATCGAGTGAGTCACGCATGTTAAATGACAACATGTCTGCAACAGCTGGGTCGATAGCGGAGATTGACTCAAGAGCCAAACGCTCGGTTGTGATTACGGCATTGCCGTACTCATCAACAGTAACATTCACCTTATTGGTGTTGTTAAGCTCTACAGCATCTGGGTCCTGTGTCTGGGTTAGTGCAGTAGATGCACGTGATAGGTCTTGGTAGACCTGAAAGACGACGGTGTTACCTGGGTTTGTTACATCGACTGGGCGCTTGTCCGCAAATTTACGGAACATTGGCTCAGAGCGAAGGTTAAACTCAATGAACTTGTCATACGCCGTCTGAATCAAGTTCGACAATGTGCTTGTCGTAGTTGATGTTGCGGGTGTAGTAGGCATGATTTCCTTCTAATTAGGTTTACTGTGGACTATCAGCTTTTGAGAATGTTGCTCAATTCCTCTGGCGAACTAGCGTTCGCAATACGAGAAGCCAAGTCTTGACCCACGTATGGGTCAATGTCACCATTGTCAAAATCTGACATTCGCTCATATTCTTGAGCGTCGGGAGATTTCTCTCCCTCTTCAACGGCTTCGATACCAAAAGCATCGCCGTATTCATGTAACCATTCAGCTACCGCATCCTCATCGGCTGCGATTTCCTCTGGGATGAATGCTGCGATTTTTGGGTTGAGTCCAAAGTTTTCTAAGATTTCTCCAACAGATGCTTCATGACTGTAGGCTGTAATCTCCCCAAGAATATCGTCTTGCTCTTTAACTTGTTTTGAAAGCCTGTCGATTTCTTTTCGAAGTTTCTTTACCAGGTCAGTACCGCTACCTGCATCTTCATCTTCAAACTCGTACTCGTTATATTCTTCTGCCATTGTTTTCTCCCTATTAGTAGTTAAAACCCTCATCGGGTCCTGCACCACACGTACTTATCAGCAGGGGTACTGATTCATAGACGTGATGACTTCCAGGCTTATACACATCACCAGGGCTGGACGGTCTGGGACGGATTCTGTTTGTTATACGTCAGGTCTGCCAGAACCTAACGACGTTCTATCAATAGCGCTTTGTTGCTGGAATTTTGCACGTTCTTTGCTTGCCAATTTCTTAATTTTAACTCCAACATCTGCTCCACCAGAAAGTGCGAGTGCTTCGCGAGCCAAGTCTTCAGTTCCAGCGGTTTCACCATATAGACCCATAAGTCTTTGGTAATCCTCTTGTTCGCGAACCGAGCTTTGGAATGCCCTTTCAGCCAAATTTCCTTTGCCAGCTTTAAGAATTTCTTCAGCAAATTGTTTACTAATTCCAGTTTGCATACCAGCGCGAGTAGCAGCTCCCCCGATTTCAGAGGCTTCATATTTACGTTTCAAGTCTTCAGTGGTGTATGTAAACCTAGAATCAATCGCACGGAACGCTTTGTCTGGGTCGAGCAGATAGGCAACCATGTCACCTTCTGACAAACCGTAATAATGCTTTAAAGAGTGTTTAATGTTCTGGTCTGCATTTTGTAACGCTTGTTTAGCTAGGTTTATACGAGAAGTAATCTCAGCGACAGAGGTTCCTAGCTCTCCAATGAACTTAGAAAAATCTTCTGGTTGGTCGTAGAAGTTACTAGGCAAGCCAGCCTCAGACATAATTTCCCTGTAAGCATCTTCGGTCTTAACGTATTCGGCTGGGCTAAGTAACCTATCTCCTGGCAAACCTTTGCCATCTGCTATACGTTGACGAATAATTTCATTGCCAGCAAATCTGGTTTTATAAGCATCGCTATTGTAAACAGTGTTTAAAACCTGTGCTTCGGTAGGCATGATATTTTCTTCATACACCTTGTCCAAAATATCCATTAAACTTTTTGCAAATTTTTTATCAAGGCCAGCGTTTTCAAACATCTTCATTGCTGAGTCACGAGCGCCAAGGTCCTTATAGCTTTCAAGAATATTTCCAGTAGAGCCATCAGACATGACCTGAACAACTTCTACAATGCCACCCTTTTTACGTATGGTGCGTGTCCCGACAACTTTTGGCTTAGCAGCTTCAGTTGCTGCTGCGTTTTGCATTTTTGCTATTTGGTCGGTAAGCGCTTTAATTTGGTCCATAATTGCTTTTTGTGCAGCAGCATCTGGACCAGAACCGCCAGCGCCAGGACTTACACCAGTTGAAATGTTATTTGAAGTGTTGGTTGAGGTGTTAGTTGAAGTATCTGTTGAAGTATCTGTTGAAGTATCTGTTGAAGTATCTGTTGAAGTATCTGTTGAAGTCTTTAAATTTCTTTCTGCTTCTAACGCTTTTCGTAAAGCTTCTGCAGCCTGCTCCCTGGCAATTCGTGCTTCTTCTTGCGCTTCTGCTGCTTCAACTTCTGCAGGAGATTTATTGGTTTTAGGGTCCCTTGTATAATAAGGGTCAATTTTTGAAGCAGGTACTGTTGAGACAGGTTGATTTGCTGATTGTGCATATTGCTGTGCTTGCGCTATTCTGCGCCGTTCGCGAGCAGCTTCACCAGGGTCAAAATCAACCACTGGTCTTTGAGCAGCTTTCCTGGCTTCTAATATTGCTTCATAAAAACTATCTCTTGACATTATTTACCCTAAGCTAAAAATTGAAAATCGCGAAGCATTGCCTGTGCCATACCAGTTTTTTCTTCTTTTGCTTGCTGTGTTAAATCAAAATTATCACTACGGCGAGCTAGTTTTTTCGTGTCATACAGATTCATTGTAGTGAAGTTACCCTTCTCGTCTTGATGGTTAATGGCTCTTTGTAAGTAATCATTGTTAAGGTCCAATGAATCTGGGTCTACCTCCCACGTCGTGGCGAAGACGTTGATATGTGGGTCAGCTGCTTGACGCAAGGTCTGACCTTGGTCAATAAACCTAGCAAGACCAGGAGCAAACGATTTTGCTCTCTGTTGAAGCAGGTTGTCTACATCTTCTGGATTTAGGGTTCCAGCAACTAGACCCCTCATGCTTGATTCAAACCAATTACTAAACCCTTCGTTGGACATGGTTGCTGGAAACCCATACTCCCAGGCTCTGCCATATAGCTCAGTAGCCATAGTTTCCAACTTACCAGCCAAGCCAGTATAGGTAACCCGACCATCAATATCTCCAGTCTTAGTGAACTTAATAGAGTCGGACATTAACTTGTTTAGATAGTCTTGGTTGAACCTGACAACTTTGCCGTCCTTAATAATTACTTGTTTCATGGTATTGTTGGCATAATCGATAGCATCTTGCGCCGTGATAGACAGACCTAAAGATGCAAATTGTTTGACAATCTTACTTGCATTTAGTTGCAAAGCTGCAGCAAATTGCCCAGGGTTGGTTGCTTTGTAATAATCATATGTTCGTTGAGTATCTGTTTGGTCGCGATACCAACTAGTTCCTTGAATAATCGCTTTTTGTAAAGCGGGGTCGGTAATCATAGGTTGACCATCTTTACCAAGGATTGTGTCCAACGCCTCAACTAAACTTGGATTGTTGGCTAACACCGCAGCAGCAATACCAAATTTCTGCTTCAATTGGTCCATTGACAAAGTGTCTTTAGTTGTTGGATAAACAGAAGATGAATCAGCTGAATCAAACGAACTGGACTCGCGCCGTTCACGGGCATCTTCGCCAGGGTCCCCTGAGTTAATTGGGTTAATAATTTCAGTTTCTGGGACTAGCTGTGGTTTAGGTTTAGGCTTAGGGTTAGGTTTACGTTCAATCCTACGAAGAGGTGTTCTAGGTGTTTTAGGTGGGTTAACTAATTTACTGCCTGCTGCAGCTTTGCCCTTACCTTTTGGCAATGCACCTTTAGGTCTTTTGACACTAGTTGCAGTTTCGCTTTCACCTTTAGGTAAAACTCTGTTTGCTGCAAGGCCAGGTCTTCTCTTTGGCAATGCACCTTTGGGTCTTTTGGGTCTTTTCTCTGCCATTACTCAACCACCTCACCTATTGCGTTGGGGTCGCGAAGTAGGTCTTGTATAATTCCTAATACTGATTTAGTAGCAAATGACTCAGCGAAATCTGGACGACTACGAGCAAAATTCTGTGCATAAATAGTTGGGTCAAACCCAGTAGTTTGCTTTACTTTGCTGGTTGTAGAGCCAAGGATTGCATTTGCTCCTTTACCGCTACCAGGCTTGGTGGTATCTGTTCGGTATGTAATAGCAGGACTGCCCGCAGCTTGCTTATTAACACCAGCTAAGTAAAGGTCAATCTCTTCCTTGGTGGCAGTTCTTCCTACCTCACTCTCCATAAACTTGTTTATGTCAGCGCTGGCTCTTGATGGAGTATATTCTGTCGTTATACTAGTTTTGGATTTTGTTGTCCCGTACTTCTTTTTGGATTCAGACGCGTAATCAGATGGGGTCAAAACTAGAAGATATCCCATAGGTCTTCCGTTTGAGCCAGACCCTGGGGTCTGGGTCCATTCAACTGCATCTTTCCATACACTATTCCATTTAGATTTAGGAATACCCAAAGCAGTTAGTCGTGCAACAAAATCATCGTAATACCCGCGAACCTTTGTGCCTTTTGGTGCTTTAGCAGCAACTAACCTAAACCAACCATAAGCTTCAGTTGCATTAACTCCACCATCAATTCCAGGAAGTTGAACAAACGGGGTGCGTCCAGTAAATTCAGTCATTATTCTCTCACCGCTAACTCTTCGTTTAATTCGGGCATGATGTTTAACCATCTATAAGCAAAAGCAGCAAAATCATCTGATGCCGTCTGTAGATAATCGTAATGAAACTGTGCAAACTCTGTCTTAAGGCGAAGCTTGCGGTCATCTGTGTTGGCTGTCTGGCTATATAACCGTTTAAAATTCTTAGCTTGTTCTAGCCAGTAAGCAATCTCTTCCCACTTGTCGCCGTTTTTATAAGCATGACTGCGCCATTTGGTGTCGTTTGAAATCTTTTCAACTGTTGGAATAAGCCCGCGCCAATAATCTTCACGTCCGTCATTATAAGCCTGAGTCCAGCCTGGGAATTGATTAGAAATATCGTAAACCATGTTGTCGTAGTATTCTTTGATTCCACTACGTTCGTACATTACCTCTTGGGTTGAGCGGATGCCGTATTGGTACATCATCGCATCTCGCCATTCTTGAGCTTTTTGGTATTCAGCCCAACCGCGTCGAGCCTCTACCTCTTCTCTAATTCCACCCAATCCAGAAATATTTTTTCTTTGGGTTATTGGTAAATCTACCGTGCCAGGAAAATTTAATCTTTTATAAATTGCTGCAACTTCTGCAGAATATTTAGAATTGGTGGTTAAGTCGTTGTCATACCCTGAGGAAAGCATTCCTGCATACTTTGTCCCATACCTACCCATATCAGAAAGCAATCCTTCAAAATTACGAATAATTTTTATATCGCTATTGGTAGCTGCAAGACCTGCGTTGTTGCGTTTACTTGAGCCAATTAAGGCTAAGGAATCTACACCCCATTGCTCAATCATAATTTTTTGAGCCATGTCGTAATCGCCTTTAAATTCCTCTACCAAATCTGCATAATACGCTGTAGCAGCGCGGGTGACAGGGTCAAACCCAATAGCAATCGCTGCGTTAAATTGAACTACAGCGCGAATAAACATCATTGCGCCAGCTGATTTAGCTGCCTGCTCTGGCGTTGGCGGATTACCAGAACGACCATTTCTGTCCCATTCTGCGTAAGCAACCTTATATTGGTTTACAATTTCATCCAATGCTCGTTCTGAACCGTTTGAGCCACCACCAAACATTAATCTAAATCCATCGAAAATTGATTTTCCATATCCTGGAAATATGACATTAAATACTGTATCTATAGCGCTTTCGCCCTCAACTGGATAACCACCATAAAGTATACTTGATTCATATATATCATCGCCAAGTGAGTTACGCATAGCCTTGGCTATATCCTCACCATATACTTTCCAAGGTCTTATACCAAAACCATTTTTAATTAATTGAGATATTGTTGCGCCACCAAACCATGAAACGGATGGGTCTGCAATCATAAACTCTAATTGTTTTGGATTTACCCTAAGCCCGCCACCACGAACATCGGTATATGGTTTTAAAGCATCGACGCTAGCCCAATTAGGTATCTTTCCGTGTAATGGAAACTTAACAGTTACTGATGTTCCTTTAGGAACATCACTGATGCTTTTATAGGTATTACCATCGCGGTCTTCATACGCTTGGAAATCATCTAGCGCTGTTTGTATACTGTTATACCAGTAGGCATTAATCGGGTTGCGGGCAATTAATCGCATTGCAACTAATTGACTATTGAAAAATGCTAATGGGAAACTCATGGCATAACGCGCCAAATACATACCATTGGTTAGTCGACGCGAAGAATAGAGCGTACGTTCTACGCGAGCCAGGGCGTTACGCATAGCAACGTCGCGTAGTTCATGATTTATGAAATGCGTATCTAATTTACGTCCAGCACGTTCAGCTGAGTTAATTAAAGTCTTAAGTTCTTGACGGGCATAAATTAAAAATAATGGATTACGAGCCATTCTATTTTCACTATAGGATAATATCTTCCAGCCTAAATCAAAACCTGCGGTAACTTGTGCATATTTTTTTTCAAACCAATTTAATTCGTTAAGTTTTATATTGGGTCCTTTAATGGTTTTAGGTAAATCTAGCCTACCCCCCAAGAAACTTTCTACCTCTTTAGGACTGACATTGCGAGTTAATATGGTGGCTCTAAGTTTCTCGTCTGGAAAATATCTCATAAGAGTATCTTGGGTTTCATCAATCCAAGCACTAACTTCATCTCGTGTAAGTGGTCTGGGTCTGTGAAATCCTTTTTGTAAACGTTTTCGATAATTAGCACCCTTGGAGCTAAATAACCAATTCAAGACGTTAGCCTTACTATCGCCCCTAAATAGCATTCCTAAAGGTAAATCTAATTCTTGGCGAATCTCCCTATTGGCTAAATGCGACAAACCATTCCAGTATGGCTTACCCTCGTTTCGAGCGATGGTTACAAACTTTGAACTATCATATTTAAGCCTACGGCTTATCTCTGATTGCATAGATGCTGCGTAAAAATTAATACTGCTGTCAATTTCATCCATGTAGGGGCTAACGCCACGAATGTTAGGGTCTGCTAATCCAGCAATCGTATATTTCTTTCCGCTGGCACTAACTATTGTTTCTTTTTCCATGCCAAGGGTTTTGATTTTTTTTAAATCGCCTTCACTAATAGCGAATGGTGTAATTCTTTTTTGTTCTGCTTCAATAAGCTTGGCATAACCATTCATTTCGTCAGCAGATTTGGTAAGTGCGTTTTGTGCCTGGTTATATACAGAAGCAGCCTTATAATAATTATCTTGGGCTTCCTGGGCTGCAGCGTGTATATCTGGGTCATTGCTGCGAGCTGCTTTAGCAGCTAATCGGTCACGAGTACTGGTAGCTTTAGTTAAAATCTTATCTGCATCATCTGCTGTTTTTTTTGCGTTTTCCCAAATTACGACTTTAGGTTCTATCTCCTGTCGAAATTTTCTAATATTGAATTCGGCATCTTTTGCTATCTTACGAGCTTTATATCTAGGGCTACCTGGAATAAACTTCTTTAATCTTTCTACTCTAAGTGAGTTGTTATATAAAAGGTTACTGATTCCAGGTAGGGCGTTACGAATAATTTCCGTGGATTCAAGAGCCATACTTGCGCGAGCAATTGGGTCAACCCCTGAATTTTTAGGAATATAAGCAATGCGAAGGAGGTTCATATTGCTAAACGCCATATTTGCAACATCAAAAAATTCACCAAGCGTCATTGCAACTTTTGCGGTTTTGGCTCTTGTTACATCCTTGGACGAAACCTTTGGCGTGCCTTTTAAATGAATAATAACATCTTGCTCTAGTTTGCGAAAATCTAACATTGGCAGAGTGTTCGGCTCGGTTGTTGGAGATAGCCAATTTTGCACGTTTACGACTCCATCTTCTGGAATGTAACCATTTTTAGCAGCGTAAGATTTCATATCTTGACGCTTGTTAGACTTTTCTAAATGCCAACTTTTCATTTCTGCAATAGCTTGTTCCATGGTGCGAACATCTTGTAAATCCGTTACGCCATAACGTTTAGCCATCATCTGTAATACTTCTTGCTCAATCTCTGTTAATACTATTGTGCGAGTTATATTATCTTGGGCTCTTAGAAACCTATCTACAGCTTTGCGTTTATATACTACCCCTTCCGCCCCTTTAAGAAACATAATGCGATTTAGGTCAGACCTTAAATCAGATGCTGCCTCAAATTTACGCGGATTAGAAACATTAATATGACCCTGCGGTCTTCCAGAGCCCATCCAAGAAATAAGACGAATCATTCGGTCATACGGTTCTGATTGATAAACCGAAACTTTCCAAGCGTTATTACCCTCTGCCCCAAATAATTTTAAATCGCCATACTGTGCTTGATTAGCTATTTTTCTTCTAGTCAAATCTAAAGTTTCTAAAGCAGCATATTTACCAGGACGGTAATTTTCAACTGTTTTACTGGTCAACATGTCTTCTAACGCATCAGCAAAATCCCTATCGGTTGCTTTTTTAGCATCAATTACTTTTTGATACCGTTGGGTTAGTTTTGGGCTTAATTCATCTAGTCCAACATCTGCAAAATCTGAAATAGGTTTTGTTAATACAATTCCATAGTTATCTAAATGGTCAGCTTTAAGTGGATTGCTTTCCATGAATCTTAAAAACGCTGCGTTATCTCCACGTTCTGCCATGAGATAATCGGCTACATCCCTATGGTTATCTAATCTGGAAATTATGGTCGCTGTCCTATAAGGATTATTAGATTCCAATATAAATGGGTTGGTAGATAACTTAGACAAATCTTTTTCTGCGACCAGGTCGTCAAAAAGAATGGTAAGACCAGTTCTAGTTCTTTGCTCGACTGGTAAAGCTTGCTGAGAAACAGCATCTTCAAGTTCGGCCTTGAACTTGTTCATATCCTCGGTAGTGACAATCTTTTTTGGGCCTATGGTTTTGCGAGCTCCCGCCCTCATTGCAATACCAGTACCTTTGGTCCCAAGAATTGCGCCTGCTAAATCAGTTCCCCCAGATGCAAATATACCAATCCACTCATCGCGAAACGCTCTGTCGCGTTGCTTGTCATTAAAGATATCAAAATTGTCATCCATGAAAGTTGGAGTAATCTGGTCTGGTAAGTAAGGACTGACAAATTGACCCGCAGTAGTTGCAAGAGCTGCGCCGTAAGAAATTCTTTTAGATTGCTCTTTGGCAAAACGAAAACTTTGTATAGGGTTACCTTTGCCAGCCATCATTGCTTGTGGCGTAAGCAATGCTGTGGATATTCCTTGGGTTAGCGGTTGTATCACATGTTTACTAATACCTTCAACAATTCCCATTGCAGGATTTACGAACCAACCAAACCTGCCCTTTTTACCTGATTCGATAGCGCTAGCAACTTTAGGGATTATTGCTTCTTCTATTTTACCGACTTTGGTATCATCAAATTGTTGCTTCTTAAACTTGTCTATTTTAGATATTGGACCCTGAGGCTTATTTTCTTCATAATACTTATTGTCTCCATATGGGTCTTGTAGACTCATTAAGTGTAGCCTCCTGTTTTTCTGTCAATTCCTCTAACATTGCGTATCGGTCATCGTCAGAATCAAACGGAAAACGCGCTAAATCCCATGCCAGCGGAGCCATATCAAATCCAAGGTATTCAAGATTTTCTTCAAATTTCCTGAAGATTTTCATTCTGTTGACTCCGTAAGTATTTAACAAAAGCTTTCATTGTTCCTGAAGATTGTGGTGAATCCGCAAACTGCACCATTAGCGGTAAGTATTTACTTAGTTTTTCTAAATCCTCTAATTGTGTATCGATTGGTGAGTTATTGATTCCTAATATTCCACGACCTGGACCTGGACCAGCATCTACTCCAGCAGTAACGAACTCATCTGGTCTTTGTGTTGGTGCGTTAAATGGAACGATGTTAGCCATCAGGTTGTTCATACTCTGCATAGACTTACCGCTTTTTGCCATGGGAGCCGACATCTGTTGATTCTGAAATTCCTTTTGCTCACCATAGGCAGCATCAGGAAGGCGCTTTGCGCCTTGGCGGTCTGTGCGTTTTGCGTATGGACCAGGACCTGCTGGCTGCATCGTTGACATTTATTAACCTATTTCTTCGGAATCTTTACCGTTGTTCCTGACCAAATCATGTTGCCTTGCTTGTACTTTTTACGTTTCATGAATTTAGGATTTGCTTCACGAAGCGCTGCAACCGTTGTATTGTTTGCTTTAGCAATACCCCACAGGGTATCGCCCTTCTTAACGGTGTACACGCCTTTAGTACTTGAGCCACCACCACTTGAGCCACCGCCTTTAGCCCCACCATAGGGTGGCATTGTCTTAGAACCAGCCTTATATGCTGCAGTTCCTGGAACAAGAGATGAACCATCTTTGCCGTAGCGAAGTTCTTTAGGTGCGTTCTTCTTTATTAAGCGATTAAGTTCATCCATACGTTCACGACGTGTCTGTAGACCTGCTCCAGCTCCTAGACCCATGGCTAAAAGAGCTGCAAGATTGCTTGCCTGTGTAGATATACCTTCTTTAGCGCTCATCTTCTTATCGCCAAGCTTTTTCTTTAGACGGTTAATCTCTCTAAGGTCTTTAAATGTAGAACCTTTAGCAAGCGAAACAACTTCTCCGCCGACTATAAGTGGAACAAACGCTCCGCCTGCCCTGCGTAAGAGACCCTTCTTCTTAACGACTGTGTCGCTGCCTTTAATAGGTGTTGCTTTCTTCGTAGTTGTTGCTACTGTACCTGTACGTGCGCTTGCTACAGTTCCTTTTGGACGAACCGCTACAGTGCCACCAGTTTTAGGTGCAGCAGTGGTTGTCTTAGCAACACCAGCCTTGGTTTTCTTCTGTACGAACTTTGGCTTTGTGGTTCCTTTACCTGCTTTTTCTGGCTGTACGTTTGTAACACTTTGCACGGGTGCAGTTTTTGGAGCTGCTGCTGCGGGCTTAGCGCCTGGTCTAGTAACTTTCCAGTTTTTGCGCTGTTCTGGAGTCATATTCTTCCATGCAGCTTTATTAGCAGCAGATTTTTCAGCCCTAGTAGGCTTCTTTACATTTTTTTTGTATACTGCTTTTCCCTTTTTTGTTCCATGTTTTTCTACAAGCTTAGCTTCTTTTGTATCAGCAGGTAATTTGGCAGCAGATTTTTCCTTGGCGGATGGTTTATTAACAGCCCAATTCTTGCGTTCTGCTGGGGTCATATTTTTCCATGCAGCTTTATTAGCAGCGGAACGTTCCGCACGAGTCATTTCAGATTTAGCTGGTGGTGTATCCTTTTTGAATCCTTTAAAAACCATCTTGCCATCTTTAAATGAGATGGTTCCAATTGGCTTAGCATTTGGATACTTTTGCATCGCTTTCCCTCTACTGGCAGCAGGTTTCTCAACTGCAGGTTTCTTGGCAACCTCTTTAGTAGCTTTCTTCTTTGGCTTTTTGCCATCTTCTTCTGCACCTGGGCCGCGAAGCGGTGGCTCACGGTATTTACGCATAGACTCTGCACGTTCACGTGCAATACGTTCTTGTGAGGTTTCGGTAGGTTTTGAATATACACGCTCGCCAGTATCTGTGGTTAGGTAACCGCCTCTAGCTTCTTTCCTAATTTCCCTAAGAACCTCTTGGTCACTTGCAGTAAGTCTTACGGTTTTATCCTTAACAAAAGCCTTGCGTTTACCAGTAAACACTTTTTTAGAATCGGCTTTAGCGTCTTTTCTAGCCTGACGAAACTTCTTTGGCTTCTTTGGCTTCTTTGGTGTTTTATTCGCCATAATTTTCCTTTACTCCTTGATACGCTTTGGCCTAGGCTTTTTAATCCATCTATCAGGGCGACGCTCGCCAGTAGCATCAGCAATCGGTATAGACTTTCCAAGCTGTCTCTTTAGGTTGGTAGCTTTTGCTTGTTTTGTGCGCCAAGGGTAGACAGAGGTATCCCAGACCCATGCTTCGGGTTTTGGCTTGGGCAGCGGTGTTGGGAGTTTTTTTGTTGGGAGTTTTGCGGCTTTGGCTTTTTGGCTACGAGATATTGTACGACCACGTTCTGCGTCCCCGAAGCCAAGTCTCTCGCCTGCCCCTTGTTTTTGTAGCTGTGTGAGTTTTTTTGCGAGAGCAGGTTTCTTCTTCCCACGTGCCATTTTTTTATCCTATCTATATGTTTTCTTTACTTAAGTTTGTTATTGTTACCCTTGATACCCTTTGGGTTGGGGGCTTTTGCGACTTGACCAAGTCCTACACCTTTGCCACCGCTTTTCTTACCTGCGTGACCTGGGTGAACGGGAGCCTTTGCTGGCCTGCCTTGTTTTCCAATCATTTTCTCTCCTTATTATGCTGGGGTTTTTCGAGTTACTCGTCCTGCTAGAACAGGATTACCTGAACCAGTTAAACCTGCTAACAGTTCTTGCATTGCTGGTCTACCTTGTGGTGCTTGTGGTAGTTCGCCACCGCCCATAGGTCCTCCTGGTTGTGCCATATCTGGCAATTCAGGGGTTTCTTCTTCTGCTGGTTCTGGCTTAAACGCTTTAGCTACAGCATCTTCAAGTGCTGTCCCCTTTTTACGTTCATCTATAACTATTGCCATTTTTTCAACAACATTCATTGGGTCTTGTCCCTGCGTAACCATCATTGGTATTGCTTGAGCAAGGGATGCGATAGAAATTTTTAGACTGTCACGCATCTCTTCAATGTCAATTGCTCGCTCTTCTTCTCCAGCATTGAGCGAAATTGGTAGATTGCGACGTAGCATTCCTCGTGAGATTAGCTTGTCGCCTCGTGCTTGTAGGCCCCAAACCAATGCGCGGTTAGGGTCAAGTCCTGCCATCAACCCATACTCAACGGTTACGCCATGGTTACCGTTGATATCGTTTGATGGTTTATATCTTAATTTATATGGAACACCATTGGCTGTTGCAGATACTTCTCTAATCGTGTTAGCAAAGAATGCCTCATCGGTTGCAAACGCAATTGAGATTGCCTCACCAATTGCTTCGCCAAGGATAGATTGAATAACCTTAATCTGTGAATCGAATCCAGCCATAAGCGCCTTGACACCCTGACCAGTAACGATAGAACCCTCTGCTTGACCTGCACGTGCTTGTGGAAACCTGGTTCCTAGTTTTAATTCATCTGCAAGAACGTTGTTTTCGGCAAAAGCATATTGCGGTACATCTAAGTTTATGCGACGTATTTTCTCAGGACTGTTCGAACGAATGACCGAATCAGGACCAATGGATAGCTGAGTAACATCAGTAGGAAGAGCAAGAGGAGCTTCAACAGACTTCTGAACAGCCTCCATAGTGAGCAAAGCAAGACGCGCTTTTGCTGCGTACACTGGTAAAACATCGTCGAATGTCCCTCGGATTTCACCATCAAGCGAAGGACGCTGAGCAACCGTAACTGGGACTCGACCAATCCTGTTTTGGCTTTGGGCAAGTACCACACCTCCGCGACTTGGTATGAACATTATATTACGGTTTTTATCAACCCATCGGACAACCTCAAGCAATTCATTTTCATTTGCTGTTTGTCCAAATGCACTGGTCTTTAAAATTTTATCTGCAACCTCAGGGAACTTGGCTGCTAATTCGCCAGCTTTACGATAGTACGTACGGCAGTAGACCTTTACTTCCCCAAATCTATCCGTGTCATAGTACGCACCCATGGAGTTCTCAACATGGATATGCGGTCTTTTTTCCTTGAAGTTAGGTTCAACCCTAAATACACAAAATCCATAGGTTCCTAACTGGTCTGCGCCACGCAGTAACTCTGTACCAAGACGTGAAGATGCAACGTAATAGTTTGCAATCTTTGTTCTCTTATCAGCTTTGGTACGCTGGTTATCATCAAGGGATGAATCCCCAGCAGCCGTTATGGTAGGTAATACACCTGCCTGCTCAGAGACATCGCGAGCAACAACATCAATAAGATTGGCGACAATAGGTTTAGACCAGTTTCCTTCTGGGAATAAACCACGAAACACCTGGTCGGCATTACCTGCTCGAACCATGGCAACTTCACGCATACGTTTGTCGCGTTCAGCGTTACGAGCTTTTATCTGCTCATAGGCATGTACAAGTTCTTTCATTATCATAATCTCACTAATCGCTGTGCTGCGGCTAAGTCATCTAAGTTAATGATGTATCTGTCCTCAATCGCCTTAGAAGGCGTAAATTCATTTTTCATAAAATTGGGTACGTTTGAGGCGGTAAGCAATACATCGCGGCCTACGATTTCACAGAACCATAATGCCATTACAGCATCCATCTTAAGTTTTTTGCCTTGTACCCCTGGTTGCCAAACAACCAGTTGTTCTATTAATTTTTTTACATGTTCGTTACGTGAAGAATCTGGTAATTCAATCATATGGTCACCAGCATGCTTTAAGTTATTATTATTGCCATCACGTTTGACAATAGTTCCAAACAGGGGAGCCAGAGAAGCTACACCAAACTCTGGGTCTTGCTTATTGTTGCCCGTGTAGTGTGGGCGGTAGTTGATACCGCGAGTGGATAGGAAGTTTCTAATCTCCTCATCCTTTGTCAAGAAAAGCTGAAAAGCATTCGACTCAACAATAACCGTATGTGGTTTGTAGGCATCGGTCCATTCTCGAATCAGAGTCCTAATTGCTGCAGGTGTGGGGCTGCTCATGACGTAAACGTCCATGACATAGCGCTTTTGCGTTCTGCGGTCAACTGCGTAGGCAACTGCTGCGGTGTCACCAGACATAGCAGGGTCGATACCAATGATTCGGTAGAAGTTCTGCGAATTATCAGGGTGACCAGCAGCGCCTGCAACCAGCGCACCCGATTTTCTCATTCCATTAACTGCGCCTCTAACGCATATCGGGTCGAAGATTGCATTCTCTGCAATATCGAGATTCTGGTAGACCAAACTCCATTTGGATGGACCAGCCTCGTTGCGGACCGCTGTTAGACGCGGTCCTGTCCATCGGTCAAAGTAACCATTCTCATCTGGAATATCATTCTCAATGAGGGGTTGTTCCGACTTTTCCCAGAGAGTTTTCCAATCCTCTGGATTGTCTGCGTATTCTAATACGGCAGGCATGGACAAATATGACCACGGTACGATTCCGTCCGTGTAATGCTGTGGGTTGCGTAGTTCTTTATATAGGTCTACTGCAGAGACCCTAGTTCCGACAACAAGAAGTTGCCCTCCGCCTGGTGGAAGACGGCTGGCAACTTCTTGTCGAATCCATTCTTGTTGTTTAGCCCACTCTGCCGAGTTAGAGAGTGTAACAACGTCATCAAGTACGATTAAGTCAGCGCGAGCACCGTAGATTTGCCCACCCATACCGATTGCCTCAATCGTTGGGTCCTTAGAATCCGACTCGCGAATATCTGCGCTCAGATAAATCTTGTTTGCCGACCATTGGTCGGAGGTTGCTCTGTACCCATCGTTAGGACCAAACCCAGCCTGTAGGTCGGCATAACGTGGATGGGTCAATCTTTGCTTAATAGCGTAGAGAAACTTTTTAGCTTGCTCCTGGGTTTTAGAAATTAAGATTACGTTTATGTTCGGGTTTTGAACTACGCGGTAAGTCACGTAGTTTATGGTGATTGTCATGGTCTTGGCATGGTTAGGGGGCGTATTTACCAAGAGACGGGACAATCCCGCCGACCCTCTCTCATAGGTCATTGCTGGATGTAACCAGCGAGGTTCTTTGCCTTCTAACATGTCAACCACGTTGAGCATGTGGTCCCAAACCTTAGTAGCCAAGTAAGTCTCAGAGAAGCTCGCGAAGTCCTTTAGACTAGAACGAGCTTCGCCAACCAAGTCAGAGGTTCTTAACCGAGCATTGTCTATATAGGCAGCGAAGCCTTCGGCTTCGCGCCGTTGGGTGTCATACCAAGAACGACTCCTACCAATAACCCTTAGGGCATCGGTAATAGTGCGCCCTTGGCGCACCAAATCGATTAGCTCTTTCCTGGCCTCTTCGGGGGTTAAATTTCTTTCCAATTCATCTCCATTACCTGTAGGGGTCTACAGGGGGGTAGACAGAGGTATCCCCACTTTATTTTTTAACCAAGGTTAGGCAGGCTTTAGCCTGCCTTCTACGGCTTCGTATAACTCAGCCGTTACACTTATATAGGGGACTAGAGCATCGGCGTGTTTCAAGAGCAAAATAAAACTTTTTTTCTTGGTATAACAAAAGTGCTGGTCAGAGTGGTTTCCTGGTGAAAATTTTTTAGCTGATAGGGGGGGAGGGGGGTGGGGCCCCCTTAAAAAACCCTGGGGTTCGCTAGGGCGCGGACGCAAAAAAAGGGGCAGAGGTTGCCCCCTGCCCCAGGAAAAACACGCTCAATTTGACAAAACCGCCCCACATGTGGTATGCGAGGCGGTCTGTCCGCTAACTATCTCTATAGCGCGTGAGTGTCGCACTCAAGAGACGCGCGCCTCATTTCATGACCGCCTCAGCG